TCGGTGATATTCGTCAATCAGATATTAGGAATAGTGGATTTGAAAAAATATATACTTTATTTGACGATAAAAAAAGCATGGAAAAAGGCATATTAACATTCAAATTTGGCAAAGATGATATTATGCGTAATGATATATTAGCTTATATTATTGAAAAATTCGAAGAACTTAAATAATTGACATTTTGATTATTTTTAAATATAATTATTATTATGTTAAAAATATACTGTACCGATTGCGGTTCTCCAACTTCTTATTCCGCTACAAAACCTAAATTTTGTAGTAATTGCGCTAAATCTTTTGAAAATACTGTCGTTAATAAAGTACTACCACAAAAAAGAACAATAGCAAAAATAAAAAAAGCGCTCGATTACGATTATGACGAAGACATTTCCAATGAAAGCGATATTAATAAAATACCAGATATATCCGAGATAGAATATGAGATTTTATCAACAAAATATCAAGGGCAAAGTATAAAGGAGATAATGGGAACCAGGAAAGATCAAAACTCATTCAAAGAAGAGGCGAAAAGCGAAAAAAAACAAAGCAAAGCAGATAAGAAAAAAATTCTAGAAGAATGGAAACGAGAGGCTTCAGCTATTAGATCTAAAGATGGCAGGAATAATTAAATGCTCAAAAAGCCTTCTTTTGAAGAATCCATAGATCAAATTAATCAAGAAATTGCTAAAAGAAAAAGCAAGTGGAATTTGACAGCAATAAATTGGATGGATTTTAATGATGTAGCGCAAATACTTAGAATTCATATAAACAAAAAATGGAATCTATACGATAAGAGTAAGCCTTTAGCTCCTTGGGTTAATAGAATAATAAGTAATCAAATAAAAAATCTTATTAGAAATAATTATAGCAATTTCGCAAGACCATGTTTAAAATGTGCTGCTGCAGGACCAGAAGATTCATGTTCAATTTATGGATCACAATGCACTAAATGCCCTTTATTTGGTCATTGGTTTAAAAATAAAAAAAATGCACATGACGCAAAATTAACTTTAGCTTTAGATAATCATGTTCAAGAAATAAATAATTTAAAATTTGATCAAGTAAATTTCGAAGAAACTGCTGATAATATACATAAAAAAATGCAAAAAGTTTTAAAACCAATTGAATGGAAAGTATATAATTATTTATATATTCAGCAAAAAGAAGATGAAGAGGTCGCCAAGTTAATGGGATATAGAACTAGCGAAAAAAACAGAACAGCAGGATATAAACAAATTAAAAATATAAAAAAAATAATTATTTTAAAAGTCAAAAAACATTTATATAATGGAGATATTGATATAGTATAATTATAATACTATATGTCAGAAGAAATTATACTAACAGAAGAACAACAGCTTAAACTATTAAACGAATGGAATAATAGACCAGATAATCCTCCTTCGTTAGTTGAGTTAGTTCAAATTGCATTTCAACGAGATGATTTAGACGGAAGAAGCAAAGAGGGAAAAGCTGTTAAAGAATTTTTAGCATCAAGACAAATCAAACCTAAAAAAAGTCACGAATACCAAGCTAAGGGGTTCCTAGAATTACCAGAAGAACAAAAAGAATATATAAGTAATAATTGCAATACAATGACAGGATTAGAAATGGCAAAAATTTTATTCAAGAATGATAATCTTACTAATTTGTCTCAAGAGACCAGAAGCGTTCTTGAGTATATGAAAAATATACCTAGTAATATAAAATTCAATAATGCAGAAAATGAAAACGCAGCAACAGAAGGCTACAAACCTCCACGCAGCGAAGAAAGAATGATAGCAAAAATTAATAAATATGTTCTAGATGGAATTGATAAAAGCAAACTCACTCATAAACATAAAAAAGAAATTAATTCTTTGATTGGTTATATGAATACTCATAGATTTATTCATCAAACAAATATTTATGACAACGAAGGAGACCGAGAACTTTTCGAAAGTAGTTTTGTTAGGTATACTTATGATAAAGGTGATCTTTCTCAAGAAGAGGTAGATCAATATATCGTGCTTTGCACAGAGGTCGTTATATCATCAAATATTCAACAAACAATTAACGTTTTACAAAATCAAATAGAACTATCCATGCAAGAAGATGGAAAAATACCGATGGCACTAGTCGAAGCGAGTAGTACTGCACGTAAAGAATATAACGATTGCGTCAATCGTCAACAAAAATTAAATAATGATCTCAAAGTTAAGCGCAGCGATAAGTTAAGCAAACAAGTTAAAGAAACTGCTTCGATTATTAATCTAGTTCAGATGTGGAAAGAAGAAGAAAGTCGAGCAAAACTACTTAAAATGGCTGATATGAGGAAAGAAATTCTAGAAAAAGAAATAGACCGTTTATCTACAATGGACGAAGTAAAATGCAAGATATTAGGGATCTCAAAAGACGAGATTTTAAATGGATGAGTATAATATGTAAAGTAGATGGTAAAGAGTTTAAAGATGAAAAGTCTCTTCATCTTTCGTTAAAGAGCTATGGATTAAATAAAGTAAAATATTACCAAAAGTATTTTGAGCGTAGAGATTTGCTTACTAAAGAGCTTATTAATTTTAAAACAAAAGAACAATATTTCAATAGCGATTTTAATGACAAAAATAATATGAAAAAATGGCTTAAAGAACAGCCAATAGAAAAAGCTCAAGAATACTGTAAGTCTTTGATAGTTAAAAGAAAAGAAGATAAAAAATTAACATACTCTCCGTCGCAAGTAGAACTAAGAACGATAATGGCTCCCTCAATTATTTTTTATAATAAAATTTTTAATGATTATTATGATGTCTGCTCTGAAGTAGGTTTAGAAAATAAGTTTGTGCATCCTAAAAATATAACCAACCAATTTCAAAATAAATTAACACGCAGAGATTTAGTTTACGTTGATACAAGAGAACAAAGCTGGTTAAAGTTTGATGTTCCATTCGAAATTAAAACATTACCATTTGGAGACTATTCCTGCAATAACGATAACTGCAACTGTTTTATAGAAAGAAAAAGCTTAACTGATTTTATAAGCACTTTAAGCGTTAAGAATTTTGATAGATTTCAAAATGAAATTAAAAAAGCTAAAGAAAATAATTCTTATATTATAGTAATGGTAGAGGAAACTCTAGCTAACGCTTTAAGTTTTCCTTACTTACCTCATATAAGCAAAAATATAAAAGCAACCCCAGAATATATATTTCATAATGTTCGCCAATTAATTCAGGATCACGATAACTTGCAATTTTTATTTGTTGATGGAAGAAAAGAAATGACAAGAATTATAGAGGCGATATTTGCTAGTAAATGTTTTTATAAAAAGATAGATTTACAATTAGCTTACGATATGAAACTTTTATGATCTATTGCCCAGATAAATATCTTAGAGAAGTTAAGGATGTTAACGCCGAATTAGCAGACCTTAAAGGCTATTTAAACGATAAAGAAGCCAAGATATCATTAGCAAAATTCTTAAGAGCAAATATTGGATTTACCACAGAACTTATAAGCGGAGTAAAGCTGGCCCCATATCAAGAGCTACATCTTAAAGCTATGATGAATAGAAATTTTAATATGTGTGTTTTTGGTAGAGGTTGCGGTAAATCTTTTATCGCTGCAGTATTCTGTTTTCTTCAATGTGTTTTTGAACCTAATACAAAGATTTTAATCGCAGGACCAACTTTTAGAACTGCTAGATTCATATTTAATAATTTAGAAAAGATTGTTGATAGTAAAGGGGCAGAATTATTATCTCAATGCTTCGGAGCAAAAGCAAAAAGAAATGATCAATTTGAATGGCAGATTAACGGAGGAAGCATTGTAGCGATTCCGTTGAATGGTGAAAAAATTCGAGGATTTCGCGCTAATATTCTTGTGTTAGACGAGTTTCTTTTGCTTCCAGAAGAGATTATTAAGAATGTATTAATGCCATTCTTAGTTGCTCCTCAAAACATTAAAGAAAGAATGGAAATTAGAGAATTTGAAAATAAATTAATATCAGAAGGATTAATGAAAGAAGAAGATCGAATGGTATTTGAAAATACTAGTAAGATGATAGCGCTATCTTCAGCAAGTTATACGTTTGAAAATTTATATAAAACATATTTAGAATGGATAGAAAAAATAACATCGAAACAAAGAAGTGAAGCGACTTATTTCGTTAGCCAATTAAGCTATGAAGCTTTGCCAGAAGAAATGATAGATAAAACTATCATTGAAGAAGCTCAGGCTGGTGGATCAAGTCATAGCAGTTTTTTAAGAGAATATTGCGCGCAATTCACGGATGGAAGTGATAGTTATTTTAATGCAAAAAAGATGGAAGATTGTAGTTTAAAACTTGGAGAAAAACCACACACTTTATTAAAAGGTGATTCTAAAAAGAAATATATTTTAGGAATCGATCCTAATATGAGTGATAGCCCAAACGCGGATTATTTTGCTATGGCAATAATAGAGATCGATGAAGAGACGAAACAGGGAACTCTAGTTCATACATATGCGGGACTTGGTAATTTAAAAAATCATGTTAACTATTTGTATTATATATTAAATAATTTTAATATCGTATTAATGATACTTGATAATGCTGGCGCAGATGTATTTTTAGCGGCATGCAATGAATCAGAGTTATTTAAAAAAGACAAACTTGAAATTAAAACTTTTGATTTTGATAGTGATCTAGAAAATGTTGAATATCAGCACATGATAAAACAAGCTAAAAGAAATTATAATTTAGAAAATAAAAAAATTGCTTTTAATCAAGTATTTACTTCTAGTTTTATAAGAAAAGCAAATGAATATTTACAAGCTTGTATAGATTATAAAAAAATTTGGTTCGCAAGTAAGACAAGCGCAAATGAAGAATTTTTTAATGAAGTAATAAATAAAGGTGTGAATATAGAATTAATAAAAAGTGAAGATAAAAAAGACTGGACTTTATTAGATTTCATTGAAAATCAAGATGATTTCATATATCAAACCAAAAAACAATGCACGTTAATAGAACATTCTTCCACTAGTAGAGGGACGCAAAGCTTTGATCTACCGCAACATTTAAAGAGAAGTACTTCAGCAAGCAAAGCTAGAAAAGATAATTATTCTGCATTTATGTTAGCAAATTGGGGTTTAAAATGCTATAATGATATAATGGAACAACAGATAAACACAGAAGATGACACTTTTACTCCAATAATGGTCAAATAAAGTGTAATATTAATTTAAAATGGCTAAAAATAATAAAAAATTACAAAAAAATAATAAAACAGAAGAAGTTCAACCCATAATGATCTCGACCGCTTCTGATAATAATCATATTTCTTTCGAAGCTAAAGCTTCCTCAGAATCTAAAACCAGAAGGAACGCCTCGTCTACAATTAATAGAACTGATAGATACAAAAATATTGATGATGGATTAATACCGTTCAGGTATTCAAGCGGAATTAAAGATAATTCCAATATGAATATCAGAGATGCAGTAATATTATGTCAAAAAGCTTATTATAATTTCGCAATTTTTAGAAATACCATCGATCTTATGACAGAATTTTCTTGCAGTAATATCTACTTTAGAGATGGTAGTTCAAAGTCTCGTAATTTTTTTGAAGCCCTTTTTAGAAAAATAAATTTGTTTGATTTTCAAGATAAATTTTTTAGAGAATATTATCGTTCTGGAAACGTATTTGTTTACAGATTTGATACCAAAGTTAGTGATGATGATTTAAATAAAATCACTCAAACATTCGGTTTAACATCAAAAGCAGCAGTAAACTTGCCTTCAAAATACATTATATTAAATCCCGCAGATATTCAATTAGGTGGAACAATTAATTTTTCTATGGGAAAATATTATAAGTTATTAAGCGATTACGAATTAGAGAGATTAAAATCTCCAAAGACAGAAGAAGATCTAGAAGTACTTAAGAGTCTACCGCCAGAAACACAAAAATTAATAAGACAAAAAACAATTGGAGTTTTAACTCTGCCTCTTGATGGTGAAAGACTATGCGCTGTTTTTTATAAGAAGCAAGATTACGAACCATTTTCTGTACCAATGGGATTCCCCGTGCTTGATGACATTAATTGGAAATCAGAAATGAAAAAGATGGATATGGCGATTACAAGAACAATGCAACAAGCTATTCTTTTGGTAACTATGGGAAACGAGCCAGAAAAAGGTGGCGTTAACCAAAAAAATCTTCAAGCCATGCAATCTTTGTTTGAAAATCAGAGTGTTGGAAGAGTTTTAATAGCAGATTATACAACTAAAGCAGAATTTGTTGTTCCAGACATCGGCAACTTAATAGGGCCACAAAAATACGAAGTAGTTGATAGAGATATTCAAATTGGATTAAATAATATTTTAATTGGTGATGAAAAATTTGCTAATCAAAGTATAAAAGTTCAAGTATTCATTGAGAGATTAAAGCAGGCTCGTCAATCTTTTATAAATGAATTTTTAATACCAGAAATAAGAAGAATAAGTAAAGAGCTAGGATTTAAAAATTATCCAACTCCATATTTCGAGGATATAGACCTGAAGGATGATGTTCAATATTCTAGAATTTACAACAGATTAATGGAGTTAGGCGTATTGACTCCAGAAGAAGGAATTAGAGCTATCGAAACAGGAAGATTACCAAATACCGAAGAATCTCTAGAGTCTCAGCAAAAATTTAAGTCTTTAAAAGAGCAAGGATTTTATCAACCACTAATTGGTGGTGCAAAAGTCGGAGCAGAAGCTGGAAGACCAGCTGGTTCGACTGGAATACCTCAATCAACGAAAAACGTCAAACCAATTGGAGAAGGAAACCAATCGAGAGCGCAAGACGAAAAGTATAGTTTTCTAAAAGTAAAAGACAATTTAATTGCCGCACAAAAACTGGAAGAAGAAGTAGGAGCTTTTTTAAGGAAAAAGCATAATCTCAAGAAATTAAGTTACGATCAAAAAAGTATAGTAGAACAAATATCTAAGATTATTATAGCAAATGAAGATCCAAAAGAATGGGTGTCAAAGATAGATAATTATATTAATAATCCAATAGATAAAAATAAAGAAACAGTTGATAAAATTAACGATATCGCTTACTCACATCAAATAGACGGTTATTTAGCTAGCATTTTATATCATAGTAAATTAAAATAATTAATTTATATTAATTTAAAATCTATGTGTAATATTCTTGTAAGATGAATTATAATTCTGAACAATATGGTTTTGAATCAAATGCCAAAAGAAAAGGCCCAAAATCTGCTGCTCAAACTCCATCAAAACCATCTGAAAGACGCAAAGGCTCATATATAAATTAACCTGTCAGTGAAGGAACAAAAAGTGATAAAGCTATTGAATTTTCTAAAAAATTAGTAGAAGCTCTTAAAAATAAAGTCAAAGAACACAATAGCAAAAATAAAAAGAAAGTAAC